GCAGCTTCATGCGCGACACCGTCATTCGACAGCTGTTCATGAACGGGCGGCATTGGAAGATATTTTACATGATGACTACTCAGTATTGCATGGACATGACGCCTATGATTCGGACGAACGTGGATTATGTCTTTGTGCTTCGCGACAACGTCCGTCAGAATCGGGAGAATTTATACAAGGCTTTTTTCGGCGTCTTCCCCACCTTTGATCAGTTTTGCCAGGTGATGGACGCGTGCACGGAAAACTACGAGTGCCTCGTGCTTGACAACACCTCAAAGTCCAATCACATCACTGATTGTGTTTTTTGGTACAAGGCGGCGCTCAGAAAGAACTTTCGATGCGGATCATCTGCATTCTGGCAATTTCATCAGAAGAATTATAATCCAAAACACATCGGGGGTCCCGGAACGGGGCTCACGCGAAAGCCAGGCGCGTCAGTGGTCCAAGTAAAGAAACTTCCTCCCAAGTAAATGGAGTCGTATGGCACGAACGGCTCGACTGATATTTCTTCTTCCATCCCAACGGGTTTAATCGAAGATGAAAAAAACATTGGTCAAAATCAAATGGCAGAGTTTTCCACTTCCCTTGATGACGTCATCCCTCCCGGCCCTTCCATGCAGATGCAGGACATGGCGTTCGGGTCCGTGAATGCCGGGTCCCCGCCCCCACCTCAGACCCAGCAGCAGCAGCAGTCGGGTCGCAAGATTCCTTTCGGTCTGACTTCTGAGCAGTACATGGCGGCTCTCGCGGGTCTGGCGGCCGTCGTGGCGAACAGCAAGCCTATTCAGGAGAAGGTGGCTCAGTTCTTTCCCAGTGTGGATGCCGGTTCCGTGAGCTCCATGGCGATCACGGCCGCCCTGGCCGCCCTGGTATTCTACCTGGCTCATCGTTTCCTCAATTAGATTCAAGCCTTGATGTTTTCTCCGCAAAACGGTCCTACATTACCGGGCGTGTAGAGTCCGTGCGCAGCGCAATACTTGCGAAAATCTTTAAAATTTTTCCAAAAAGAATCGGAATGTTCGTATTCCCGAACCGTCGAGTGACACAGTTCGTGAATGAGCACATGCATTGCGGTGTTGACGCGCACCTCTTCGGACGCGTCCCCGTCCAGACACAGGTAAATTTCATACCCCTTGTTGACGTTGTACCCTATGGCCCCCTTGGATTTGTCCCACTCGCACATGCCTGTGAGAATCACTGGCTTTTTCACTGGTTCCCACCGCGGGTCGAGATTATCGTCCTCGTGAAGTGTTTGTAGAATGAGACTGTACCGGTGACGCACTTCAGTCATAAGATTTGGGTGTCTATTCGTGGAGACGATGATGATGATGAGCGCCAGGCCGATGGCCCAGACGACCCACACGTCCATACTATTATTAGTCTATGAATTTTTTCTGAACACGAATGTTGAGTAAAGATCTGAGACGTGCCAGTTTGGCGCTGGTATCATTGGTTCCCAAGTGATTCGTGTGAATCCCCGGGCCGTGAGTTCGTCTGTGATAAGCGCAGCGTCGAGCAACGGCTCACTTTTCGGTCCGTCTGCATAGAAGGGACCGTCCGTGAGACTCACCCATAGGCGATCTCCACGAATCTCTAATGTATTTCCGAGAGGATCCGTGAACACCCCGCCATTCGTGAGTAGTTCCGCCCGGGCGCGTTCGGGCGTGATTCCGATGAGAAGCCCACCCGGCTTGATGGCCACCTGGATCGCATCAAGAGATTCTTTAAAATTTTCAAAAATATAATGCAAAGAAAAATTGTAACATACAACGTCGAACGGTCCGGATGACGCGGCGTGTCGGATGTCTCCCGGGTCCATGAATTTTACATTTAGGCCAATTTCAGCGGCTCTCTTTCGCGCCTCTGTGAGTGAATCCGCATCTGGATCTATTGCAGTCACCCTGATTCCTTGTACCGCTTTCCATTTCCACCAATCGCCGCCTCGCCCGCACCCGCAGTCGAGTACGGACGACCGGGGTCCGACCCACTTCATGATGAGTGAGCGCTTGCGATCATTGTGCAATTTGCGGAGAGAATCCATATACTTAAAAAGATGGCGTCTAGATTCTATAAATGGGTTCACTCGAGAGCGACTACCTCACGGTCCCAGGACAGGTTTTCGCGTGTGTGTCTTTTGTTGGTCCGGATCTTCCTCAGAAAAATGAGAAACTAGGTATGAAGATTCGCGGATGTTTCTCGACCCGTGACGAGGCGGCGACTCACGCCAAGCGTCTGCAGGGTGAGGATGCCCTCGTCGACATTTACGTCGTCGACATGTACAAGTGGCTTCTGATCCCCCCCGATCGTGACAAGGTTGAGGACACGCACTACGCCAACGAGAAGCTCGAGGAGATTATGTCCAAGTACCGCCAGAACCAGGCTGCTGCTGCTGCGATGTTTGACAAGCGCAAGCGTGACATGTTGGCCAAGCCGATTGAGGGATCTGACACTCCTTACATTCAGCCGGGTGACGAGAACTCGCGGTTTTACACCAAGCCCGACGTCCCCCCCATTCCGCACCCCGCAGAGGTTCTGGAGCGTCTGCAGGCCGAGTTCCCCGACAAGGCGATTGAGGAGCTTGTGAAGATGGCGGACGCCGAGGTTTCCGCGGAGATTGCTAAGCGGTCCGCCGAGAACCCCATGCAGGTGGAGTTTGTGGATGGTGAGGGTAACGTGGTACCACAGTAAATTAATATTCATATAATTTAATAGATGGCGGTGATTTTCACCGTGATCGCTCTCCTAATAGTCCTTTGGCTTATTGCAAGGGCCTATGAGGTTATCCCTATGTTGCGTCTTCCATCGTGGGATTCTAGCGGACCGCGCCCGCCATTTTACGACGCTGAATTCTTAAAGGAAATGGATAGCCAGCGCCGCGAGGGTGCGTGGGTCGGATTCCTTCAAGAGGATGTGTACGCCAAGAAAACTGGCCCCCTTGGTGAGTTTGTCGGTAATGATTCCATGAGCGGAAACGCGTCTTTATATTTTATCACTGCCTAAGCGGTCTGTACAACAATCGGGCGCATAGACACGATGATGACTCCGAGAGCGATCCCGATTGCAAGGACGGCAACTGGATTTTGAATAAGTTCTTCAAATTTACTTTTTGGCGGTGCGTACTGGACCCACTGTTGGTCGCTTTGGTGCTCGTGGATCGGGCTTGGCTCGCTCGGCATCGGCTCCATTATCATCATCGTCACTCTCGCTTTTATCTTCTACGATAAAGTCCTCCATATCAGAGTCTGAATCTTCAACGAGTTCCGAATCACTGTACTCGACGCCAGATTCCACGTCAGACTCGTCGTCGTCGTACTCGTCGGACGCGTAGTCATCCTCGACGCGCTCGACGGGCTCGTAACGCACTGGGGGCTTTGTGACGCGGCCTGAACGCGTGCGCGGAGGTTCACTGGCCGTGGGATCTGGGATCGGGGAATCCACTGCCGACGGGAGCGCCTGTCCGGTAGTCATCTATTGATTGCAATGGGATTGTATCGTTTAAGTACTTTGGTCTAAATTGAATCCCCTTTGAAATCGCCAACTGATTTGCGATCGTCTCGCCTTCATAGCCTAGACGATCAGAAATCTCGTTAATCTTCTCCGTATAGTTGGTGTTCATGAGTCCCAGATTTCTCAAGTGTTCGATGGCTCCGTAGAGGCTGGAGGCCCGGCTCGAGTCTGCATCAAACGCCCTCAATTCATCCAGGAACCCCTTCCACTCCTGTGGATCTAGACCCGAATACGGGTGCGCCTCCAGTTCGAAACTCCTGAAACGCCCCACCCCAGGTCTTGGGAAGAAGATCAATAACACTGTGACGAGTAGGACTAACCACACGAGGAGCTTCATTACTAATAGAAGGGGGGAGAATATGTTCACGTCCGGAAAACTCGGCGCAATCTTCGTCAAGGCACATCTGTTTAATAGTCCCGCCCTTCATGTAAAACCACACGTGATTCGAGCGATGCTCACCCTTGACGCGTTCACAGTACCGCGAGTCGGTTTCCACGCACAGGCCCACACCCTTTGTCTTGCGAACCGCCTTGACGCACGCGCCACCCTGCCCCTCGAGGTTTGCCCGGATAAACTCCTCGAGGCGCGAGCTGCACGGGATGATGCATCCGGGTGACGATACGACGCGTCGCATCTTTGGAGCCGCAGCGGGTGCGCCAATGACACGCACGGCAAAGAGAGTGAGCGCTTCGAGGGACGGTGCTGTAAAAAGAGGCTTGCGGTCTGGGACGGATATCCACGGCGTGTAGGGATCCCCTTCCGGTTTTTTATGCGACCACAGGCACCGGAGTCCCGAACCGCCATACACGCTTGAATCTATAATCTGTGACCATTCATCGCCATCAAGATCGAGAAGAATTCGGGTGCGAAGCGCCATGGCTTCTTGGCGCGTGACGCACAGATCCGGCCAGTGCAGGTGAAACCCGGATTTCACGATTCCATCCTTGAGTTGGCGAGGGGGGGCCCGGGCGACGAAACACTTGCCACTCTTTACTGATTCATATATCCTACTACACAAATCAATGGCGTCTTCATCTTCAAGCGCTCTCTCCGCCTTGAAGTCAATATCAACAAAAAATTTAAAAATTTCAGTTTTTTGTTCAACGACATATAGTTTCGCACCCCGTGCAATGTCGAGGAGATATGTTCGGTAGAAATCGTTGATATCTGTATCGGGTACATGAAGTTGACCCCCGTCCATGAGAACATGAGTCGGCTGTTCGGTACCCTTTCGCGTCCATTTTTTGATGGACATGGTATCAAAGCGTTCCTAATCTCTATCAACACCAAAAACTGACTCAAAAAGAGACTGAATGAGGGGTTTGAAGGGCTCTTCTGGGGCCGGGGCCGGGGCCGGGACCGGAGGCGGCTCCTCCTCCTCCTCCTCTAGAATCTTTTCGATTTCGTGGTGCATCTTCATGACGGTCATGGTACGGGCAAGCGTCTC